GGTCTGTGTAGCGAATATAACAATCACCAGTCGTATCAGTAGACTCAAGACGTAAAATTTCTGAAGCGTTAGTGCCCTTTACATGAAGCGGTGCTTGTGGACTTGTAGTACCAACACCCAAATTACCACTAGCATCCAGAGTCATTGCCTGAGTAAAGGTAATGGCGTTTCCTGCTGTGCCTACTGGAGCGTTAAAGAACTTATATACGCCACTTTCCTGCCTCATTAGCGTTGCAAGACCATTGGCTTTATAAATCCAGTTTGATCCGCTTTGGTGTGCATTAAGAACTAAATCAGCAGTAACGCCAGAGTCAGTTGAAAAAGCCGCTTGGCTACCGACTTGAATGGCTTTAAAATTTCCACCCCAAGCACTAGGAGTAACTCCCAAGCCTAGATTGCCCGAAGAGTCCATTATTAACTCATCACCGCCAACCCCGTTGTAATTAAAACGAAGTGTGTTGTCGGTGTAGTTGTAAACTTGCCAAGCATTCGTACTATTTGTGGCTTCGTAAGCAACAGCCCCCTTGACTTGTAGTTTCTGTGTGGGACTACTTGTACCAATACCCACATTCCCATAAACAACCAAATCACTGAACCTAGACACCTCAACAAAGTCAGATCCGTTCCAAGCAACAGTAGCTCTTGCGCCATTAGCAATCGTCACGCCCGTAGTTGGGCCAGCACCAACCAACTGAACTGCAAATCCGCCTGTAGTTGCATTGATAACTGTATAAATCTTTGACTGGGCCGGAGCAGTCACTGTACGAATAGCTGTACGCGCACCTGAGAACAACAGAATTGCTTGCCGCGCTTGGTTAGAAGCACCAGTGGTTGTGGTCAGTGTGACGTTTGAATCAGCGCTAACGTTGGTCGTTCCTGCTACTGCGGTGTCAACAAGTGACGTAATGCTGTTGTTTACCGTGTCACCCCAAGTCCCGCTCAATTCCCCCGTGACTGGAAGGGCCAGACCTAAGAGTGATGTATATGCTGTTGTCATGTTTAAACCTCAAGTTACGATTTCTTCCCAATCGGCAGTTTCCGTAGTGTCAACTATAGTCCAAGTGGGTGTCTGTGAGTTGGTGATATTTTGCCAGTTTGCAGTTTCACTGTCATCAATTAGTTTCCAATAAACTGCGATTACATCACCCGTGAAACCACTGGCAAGGTTTCCGGTTAAAGACAATACTCGTGGGCCAAGCGCCATAGAACCGACCGCTGCGCTAGATGCCACCCCGGTCAGGGCAATCTCTCTGTCGCCTGATACTGATCCTACTTCACCGGTCGCGCTGTTTGGCAACAACGGAACGATAACGGCATTGACTGCGCCAAGGGCTGCTACTCCAACTAATTCAACAGACGCAGACTGGACAACAGTGCCTACGGCCCCTGCACCATCTACCCCAGTTATTGGGACAGTCTTAACGTGTGTAACTGATCCAACATTACCAGAAGCCGCTACACCACTTAGTTCAACAGTGGATGAATTAACAACAGAGCCAACTGCACCTGTAGCCTCATCCCCAGATAGAGCTACGGTCTGACTCTGAACAACTGAACCGACCGCGCCGGAAGCAGCTACGCCTGTAAGGGCTACCTCTACAGTTAAACCAACGGAGCCAACTTCACCTACCGCCTCATCACCCTGCTCGGGAATGATAATGACTTCGGCAATATCTCCAGCTAGACCGGAAGCTGCGACACCGGAAAGAGCAACAACGCGGTCAGATGTGACGGAACCGACCGCACCTTCGGCGGCAACTCCTGTTGCATCGAGAGTACCGCCCCAGCCATTACTCCCCCACGCGCCGTCACCCCAGCCGAGAGACATGGCTTACCTTTTAGGTTGTGGACAAGCGCAGCAAAGCGGTTGTTGTGGTGTTGGAAGGCATGGTCAGAGTGAACGTACCAGCCGTAATGGTCTGTGAACCAAATGTATGAACAGACACCGCCTTGTTAGACTGGCTGCTGTTATAGATCAACACGCAGTCAAACGCTGTGCTCAAAGTCACAGTCGTGTAAGTGATAGACGCTGAAGGTGTCCAGTAAGCCACGCCAGCAGTAGCTGAACTGTTTGTAGCAATAGGAGCCGTAGCGTTAGTCACCGTTACACCGCCCGCTGTGTAGCCTGTACCAGTCACTTCATTGGTGGATGAGTAAGCCGTGGTAGAAGCGTTAACAGTGGCTGAAGTCAGATACAGCGCCGCCTTGAATGTGTCGGCAGTGGTAGCCGCACGGATTGGTGCAGTGCCAAAGTTATGGGTAGCCGTCATGAGTTCGCCCATGAACGATGTGCACATGCTTTGAGTGTTGGCCATGATAGCTCCTTATGCAATTGAGGCCGCTTCAGCAGCCATGTAAGTTAATGGTTTCTTTAGAGTCACATGAACTGATCGGTGAACCAATTCACCCTCAAGCCAATACTCCACCCAAGTGGTGTTCTCGTTGTCATTATCCACGACCCCTTCTTTTTTCTCAAGAAGAGAATCATCCATTTCGCCTTTGGTGGTAGTAACGATCAATTTGAACTCCTGATTAAAGCTGCCGTCGCAGTGTTGGCAGGCATTGTGATTGTAAAGTTGGTAGATGTTTTGTCTGAACCAAAGTCCAGCACGGCAATAGATTTATTACCTTTAGTCACGTTGTAGATCAAAGCACAGCGAGAAGTCACTGCGGCGTTAAACACAACGTTGTTGAAGTTTATGTAAGCCGTATAGCCGTCAGAGTTAAGTGTCACCCCAGTTAGAGTGACGCCGCCCGCTACATAACCACCGCCAGTCACTTCATTGGTTGTGGAGTACACGGTTGTGGCAGCGTTTAAATCTGCGTTTGCTGTGTACAGCGCAATCTTGAGCGTGTCCGTAAGCATGTTGTGAACAGCTTGGTACAACTCCGTTTTGAAGCTGGTGGTTTGGGTTTGGACAATTGAACTCATGAGACGGGAATCCTAATTTGTCCATCTCGGTAGGCATCGCCACGTTGCTTGCCATCGCCGAGGTTTTTATACAGAGCAATTGCTTGCATATAACGCTCTTGAGCAAGGCCAATCATATCTGCCTCACCCTTCATGTAAACAAGAGCTTCGCAGATTGTGCCGTACAACAACACAGAATCAAAGTTATCACCCAGCCAAGTAGTGCCAGCAGTAACGATGGACTCTGGGTAGTAGTAATAATGCAGCTCTGCAACGTAAGTTGCATTGGGTGTTGGGCCAACAATGAACGACAACTCGTTTGTGACTACACCGCCGGTGACCGTGGGGCCGAACAGTGCGTAGTGCTTAGGCTCAGACACGTAAGCCGACAGAGGATACGCAGAGCGAATGAAGTTCACATCCTTGTTCAACAAGTACAAGTAGTCACCTTGAAAGGTCACTGAGTTTGCAATCGTTGTGGCGTTGTTCTCAGTCAAGTAGATTGTGGTCCCGCTAATGCTACGAACAACGGCATTAGTGCCAATACCTGAACCGGTAACTTGCTGACCCACCGCAATACCTGTTGTAGATGCCACCACAATTGACTTTGCTCCAGCAACGCCGGTAGCAGTTGTTGTGTTCTGCGGATATACCGCAAGGCTATATACAGAGAGAAAATCCTCTGGGGCAGACAAGTACTTGTTTGTTGAGGTAATCGTGCCTGTCACGTTCTTTCGCAAGTTAGCTGGCTGCGCAGTGTTATAGATGCGCTGCTCCGCCTGACGTATGAACGTATTCATATTGTCAGTTGGGAAAGAGTTCTCGCAGTAATCGCTTACCTGCGTGACAAGCTCGGTGTAGTTCATGTGTTCCTCAAGCCATAGGGCCGCGAGCCATTACGCCTTTAGTAGCTGCGCCAGTACCGCGAACTTTAATGCCGCTGGTCTTAGTTGGCTTTTCACCAGCAGACTTGCTAACAGCACCAACGCTCATGTCGTATGTATCTAGCTTGCTACGGTTTGGCTCTTTACCGGGATTGGTAGAAGCTTTAACAACTTTACCAGTCATGGTGTGTGGTGTGGCATAGACTTTGGCATCGCCAACTTCTTTACCCATTAATTTTTTACTAAATGTAGCCATGTTAGCCTCACTTTTGATTGTTTGCGCGGGCCATGTTGCGACCAACTGCACGCATGGCTTCACCAGTCACGCCTTTAGTTTTTTTGCCGCCGTGCGTTATTTTAGCAATAGGGCCGCTATCGCCGTAGTTTTTACCAACGGTCTTACCTTTTTTAGCAATGCCGTCTGCTGATCGTGTGAATGCCATAATTAACTCCTTAAGATATTGATACTGTACCAACAAATGTTGTTGCCACCAAGTAGTTTGGTGTCAATCCTGCATCATTTAAACTAGCCCCGCCAACGGGATACCAGCCCCACTGAATGTCCCGTGAACCGCCCGATGGGTTTCCGTTTACGTTCACACCCGAAGTCACATAAGTTGTGTCCTTGCGAGGATTACGCAAAGCTTGTGGGTCATCCACTGGGAACGTTCCCAACATTAACTGCGGCTGATCTGGATCCCAGCAAGTAGGGCAAACCAACAGCTCGTACTTGCGCTGCTTAATGATCTCAGTCTTAAGCTGCTTTAATCTGTACTGTTGGCCGCAACGATCACATTCAGCAATCGCTATCTTGCCGGATGCGAACCTATTGCCCATTAGTAGCTACCACCAATGTATTGTTGTCTTGGAACAAACCTAACTGGGGCTTTCTCTCGATCTTCCCCAGCCGCGATCTCAAATGTTTCGTCGTACATCTGCTTGAGCATCTGGATGCGGGGCATCAACTCAGGCACTTTAACTGCAATGTGATACGCCAAGCCCGCTACCAAACAGGGCAAAAAACGGAAGTTCATGTCGGCGGTCTCCACACCAGCGCCAGCATCCTGCACTCGGCGCAGTCTCCAGTACACAAATTGGTACGGAGTAGTGTTGTCTGGCGTAGGCCACAAAGTTACGGCTGGAAGCTGGGGCACAAAGACCGCTGTACCATCTGATTGGGCTGCTGCGGTTGTATTATTTTGACCACGGAATACACCACCTAGGGTATTCCCTGTGACGTATGTGTAGTAAATATCTTCTGTACCAAGGCGAATAAAACCAGCGTTAGCTAGTCCAACCACCGTGTTAAGCGTGATCGTGGTGTCCGTGGAGCTTATTGCGCCAACAAGGACTGAATTTGTTGGGTTGGTTTCGCCAGACAAACGCTGAATCCAAACTTGAATTGGACGAGCTTGGCTAAGTTTATTTGGAATAGTGGCGTAAGTAGAAACACTAATACGCGAGATTGTTAAGTCTGCCTGTGTAGAAGAAGTATTTGATCCAGTACGAATCACATGCTCCATCAGGTCAATCGTATCTGTTGGCAGTGCATACGTGGCAAGGCCGGGAGTCAGGTTAATGATCCCCTGCTCCATTGTCCACATGTTGATGCCCTTAGACTGCCACTCAATAGTCATCAGGTTCATTGAACGACGAGCTGTACGCAGGTCATAGCCTGAACGCATTTCACGACCGGCTCGCTCCCACGCTTCCTCGGCAATCTCCGTGAAGTCCATGTTGAATAGGGTTGAGCCGGTAGTAGTCATCTAAATCCTGCCGTTTTCTTTGCTATCGTTTTAGGTTGCGCTACGAATTGTTTTCCGGCTTTTTTTCCGGCTCTTTTCGCACGCGTTGTCGCAGCGTACTCAGCAGGACTGAGACTTTTAATCGCAGCACTAGGAAGGTATCGCTCACCCGTGTCAGAAGATTTCTTACCACTCTTGGTTCTCCATTTCTGGTCGCCCCAGTCCTTCAATGATTTCTGAGGCGCTTTCAATCTCGATAACCCCCGCCAGCTTCCTTGTACTTTTTAGCAACAAGTTGTGCTTTACGGGCAGACCATTGGCCTGCGCCAGTGCCGTGAGTTGCTGCGGCTTTTACTTGGGACACAATCTTCTTGCGAAGACCGGGTTTGGTGTAATTACCAGCGGCGTTGACTTTACCACCTTCAGCATACTGCGTAAAGTCAGTGTCGTCACGGCGGGCTTTCTTTTTCCCGCCGGGCATCTTAGATGGGGATATGGCCCCCATGCCACGACTGGCTATCATGTCAGCACTTCCCGCCGTAGTTCATCTTAATCATTGTGCCCTTGGTCTTGCCCTTAGTAGCAATACCATCAGCACGTTTGGATGCAGAGGAAACTTTACCGCCGCTAGCATAACCGGCAGCTTTGATCTTAGAACGAACTTTTTCGTCCTCAACATCACGCTTAGCCTCTTCCATTTTGGCGCGTGTTTCTGGATAAATTACTTCATCCAAAGAACCGGGTGTGCGGCGTGGCTTGTATTGCTTTGCAGCTTCTGGTGTCATTGGCATAATAAATCCTTAGCAGGCTCTGCCGCCACGTTTCATGGCAATCATTGTTCCTTTGGTTCTACCCTTAGAAACAACGCCATCAGGTGTCTTGCCAGTCTTTACAGCGCCCATCTTAGATGGAGCCATACCGCCCTTAGCCAATTTAGTCATAGGCTGACCTTTGTGCAAGCGGCCTTCGTGTTTGTTTACGGCCTTCTGCATCATCTTCTTGTCCATTTTCACGTCTTCGTGTTTCATATCGCCACCTTTAGAAAATTTACGGCCTTTATCAGCCTCATTAAACTCTTTACCCACAGACTGTGGGACGCCTGCTTTCTTAGCAAACGCTGGGTTGTTAGCCACCGCCGCCATGAAATTGTGTTGTTTTTTGCTTGTGCTTGGCATTACTTACCACCTGCGTACCAGTTAACAAGCTGAACTAAACCAGCGCCTACAACGCTGCTGGCTCCACCAACTAACATTAAAACTTTCCAGCCACCTTTGGCTTCAGACAATGTTTTGTCAATAGCCGCTAGTGTTGCCTGCATAGTTTTCATGTTGTCCAGCATCTTGTCCATATCATCTTGCAAATGCTTGATGTCAGACGCATGCGTGGCTAATTCTCTGGCTGTTTGAATAGCGTCACTCATGTTAGCAATTCCACGCCCGCAGGCTTTTATTTATGCGTGAGTTTGGGTCTTTCTTGGCCTTCTCTCCGGTCAGCTTCTTCTTCATGCCTTCCATCCTCGCACAAAAAGAGTCTCGCCGGGAGCCGCCTTCGGGCTGGGGCGGTTTCAAATTCATGCCTTGCTTTTTCGCGGAGGCCCGTCCCTTGGCATTTAAGCCACCCTTCGGATTCTTGCCTTCTTTTCTCTGCCATGCTGGTGTCTTAGCCATTTGCTACTTTCAGTTTGGTCTTACGGATAGCTTCCAGTAAAGGCATTACTACCTCTTCACGGAAGTTGTTCTCAAACGTATCTGTGCCAACGTGCGGAAGACTGATATCTACATCCGCATAAATTTTAAACCCGTGTTCCGCAGCTCGGTCGCAGAACAGATAGTCTTCACCAAGATAATGACCATCTTTGATTTCAAAATCAAACACGCTACACACTTGCTCACCCTTGAAGTCGTAAAACCACTCGGGGTGAGCCACAACCATTGTCTCTAAAACATGGCGTTGAATCAACATAAAGCCTGTACCAACGCGCTTTAAACGCATCAATGAACCATCAAACTCTAGGTCTTGGTTTTCATTAAAGTACAGATCGGCAAAGAAGTTACGATCCTTGGATCTGCGTGGGTACATACCAGCGGTAATATCTTTGCCCCCACTTTGCGCCATCAAACGCAAAATGTCATCTGCCGTAGCAATCACATCAGAATCAATAAACAGCAGCTCTGTTGCGTCGGATTTGAGGAACTCATGCACCAATTGGTTTCTAGCCATAGTGATGATTGAGCACCCAGACACATCGCCCATATTAACGGCAACACCAAACTGCATAGCCTTGGGCATTAACGCCGCAATGTTGTACGCGAGTTTGATATTGATCTTGCCGTCATACGCTGGGATAGCTATGAATAGCTTACGCCCAGCCAGAACTGCTTGTTTTGCTTCAGCCATAGAACGCCGTAATTTTTGCGGTTGCAGGTAATGTCACATGGATGCTGGTTGCAAACAAAATACCTTCGCCGGGAATAGGCATGGTAATTGGCTGCGTTCCAGTTCCAATATTAAACTGCAACAATACAGTACCGCTTGCGCCGCCATTACGGAAGATAACATCTCCAGCTGTACCACCAGAAATGCAATGGTATCCTTTAAGTCTGTTGCGTCCAGACACCATAGTGCCTGTAGCTTCAACGTGCGCTGCTTTAACGTCGGTTTGCATACCCATAATTAATCTCCTTTAAAACGGGGGCCGAAGCCCCCTAGATCAATTAATCGTTTTGTTGGCCAAGCAATGGGTCAGCAACGAAGTACAGAATCGTACCAGTGATAGAACCACCGGTAGGAGCATCACCAGAAGTACCGCCGCCGGTGATAGTCACCAACTTGGTTGCAGACATAGTTGTACCCATGTTAGCGCCAGCAGTAGCTGAAGCCATATTGATTACCAACTTGCCTGTGGTAGCAACAGCAGCAGACACCAAGCCTGTGTTTGTAGCAGTAGAAGTACCGTACAAAGTGAAGCCCATGTCAAAGGTAGGAGTTGTACCGCCAGTGGCAGCGCAAACAGCTTGGATCTCAACAACGATAGCACCAGCAGGCAAAACAACTGCGGGAGCGCCAGTGGCTGAAGAAATTTTAGCGGATATACCAGCAGCAGAAGCGCCGGAAATGTAGAACTGGGCGGCCATTAAGCCGGAGCCACAATAAGCGGTACGAGTTTGATCGCCGCCACCAGAACGCCAGATACTTTGGGTGGTTGATAATGCCATGATAAATTGTCCTTACATACAAGATCAGCGCATCAATCGGTATGTCGTCTGCCGGGTCAGTTTGATGCACCGGGAACCCCGGGGTATTTGCAATATACAACAAAAGAAAAAGGGGCACAAGGCCCCTCTTCAAATATTTCCTAAGAAATATTAGGCTCCGGGTGAACCGAAGATACCCAGTGGGTCAGACACGCCGAAGCTGTAACGCTCACGGGCTTTGTAACGAACGTTACCTGTGTCAAAATCCCCGTCCATTCCAGTGCTCATAGGAGTACGGACAAAGTGCTTCAAGCCGTTAGGCACGTCTGTCAACAGGAACCAAGCATTGGTGTCTGTCAAGAAGTGGTTAACGCAGTAGCCATCAGGAATAGAACCGTTGTTCTTCAATGCGTTGATGTCATTGTCGTTAGTACCAACGCGCAACTCGGTCTCGAGCAAGCGGGTAGCAACGAACATCAATGAAGGAGGAACAACCAACTTCTTGGGCTTAGCAGCGATCAGCAAACCACGCTCGTCTGTCCAAGCAGC